TCAGACTCATCGAGCTCAATGAAGTTCATCTTGGGTTTGTTGTATGGGAAACCTGCTGAGGTTTTCCGTGGTATTTTGTCTACATACAACATGCCATCAATTCCGTTCACTGCTTCAAAGTCACTCAAAATAGTAACCTGTGACAAATCTTCTTCAGTCAAGATATCAACAACTTCCTTAATATACATATCAGTTGCCAAGTCCATCAGATCAAGATTTATCTTGTTGACACGAACAAACATTGGTGTCATTTGGTTAATCCACACTTGTCTGTCTTTCATCACGGGAGCCGAAAAAGAATCGACAAAACCATGAGCAATGCAATCATCATAAATGATGGATTTGCGCACTCGTGATTTAGTCGGAAACCGTGAAACAGATGTTCCAAAAACATGTGGAGGGGCAGCTTCTATCCTTCGCAAGTTACTATTCTTTGACAATGCTGTCAGAGAAAAGGTCATTCCTGCACGGAAAAGTGAGCCACCCTGTACCAATGAACCAAATCGCTCACAAATTTTTGTGATTTGAGGTCCAGTAACTGCAACACACCGACTCAATCCCAAAGGAGAAAGATTTTGGTGGATTCCGAGTAAAGAGGGTCCTGCGGGTGTCCACGCAACGTAGACTGAACCACATTCTCCTTTCACTGTGTTACTAATATTCGTCATGTACTGTTGTGTCTTGATATGCTGGCCCTCGTAGAACAATTCTACGACGCCGGTCCAAGTACATGAACGACCTTCTCGCATCACGAGATCTCCTTCTCGATTTCGGCCCAGGATTGAAACAGGAGTATTGAGATCCTTGAGATGATTCTTGGGAAAGAGAGAAACGAGAGATTTTCGTGGAGGGATTGCTCTGAAACGAATAAAAAGCAAATCATCCTCTGGCATCTCGATTACGTCACTCTCACCAACCTTCAGCTCACTGAATTGACTCAAAGAGTTTTGATGTCTAAACAGCAACTTAAAAGTCCGCACCTTGGGAAACAAGTGGTAATTCGTCATGACAATATTACAGCCAACAACAAAACCAACACCATATTTCTTATCGGATTGAAGAACCAAAACGTTCTCACCAATCTTGGCCATTACATCCTCCTTGTCAAGAGCTTTCCAGGAGCAAACACGCCTACCAAAATCAGTAGAAACAGAATGTTCTACATCATTATAGTAAACGTCCTTGACCGGGGGAAAAACCGTTTCAGAAATATGAGAGGCCACCTGACCTTGAATTTCTTCATAATCTTCGTCATCACTTAAACAAAAGTCATGATTAGGACAAGTGGAAATTCGCATATCACATGGACCCTCATGTGGGTGAGTATCATGGGTAAAACAAAATGCCTTACCCTTCATTGCAGGGATAGTTTGTCCCTGAATTTCTGTGTCACACTCAGGATTTTCGAGTTGTGGATGATCACAGTTCACACTGTGAAAGAGGGCAGGTTGACCTTGCTCCCTCTTTTTACAGATGTATTCTGGATCATCAATTTGATATTTCGAGCAACAACAATCATCCATTTCCTTGATTATCTTTTGATCTGCTTCAACAGAATCAGCGGTTTTCATGAAAGATTTCACGACTTTCACACCAGTGTAAAGGCCAATGGCCCCACCAATGATCTTGATAGCTGTGAGAATCTCTTGTTGCTTCTGACCATAAATGCGTTTCATCATACGCTCCCCAGCCTTTCTCAACAGCCACAATCTAATTCTATCTGGTAAATACCAGTAGACTCGATAAATGCCCGCAAGGAAATAGGAAGAGAGAGTTGTGAATCGGGTGTAAGTATTGAAACCAACAAAAACACCATACAAAATTCCAACCCATCTCAACCCTATCAAGGGAGTGAGTGAATACCAAGGACAAATGAGAAGAAAGACACTGTACAAAACTTGCCAGGCGTACTTACTAGTCATTGCCAACCAGAACAAGAAAAAGTTGTTGAACTTATTCTCAAAAATCATGTGAAAGGCCTCATCAACCGCAGGGTCACTAGGTGTTTCAACAGGTTCCCACTTTGTGTGTCGAGGTGGATTGGGCAGAGGCAACTCTGCATCCTGTACCTCAAATTCTGTTTCACCTGCATGCATCTGAACACATCCACAAACCTTGATATCACCAAAACAATTGTGACAAAACACCATTTCATCCATTGCCTGTACAAAACCAACAACTTTCTGTTCCTTGGTGAAATGCTCATCAATTGCAACTGAATACCACGCCAAAAAATCAGTAATATATCGGAAATTCAATCGATCTTTGTCATGATAAACAGTTGTGGGTCCATCAATTTCATTTGATCGTGAGGGACGATCAACAGAAATGATCCAAACATCCATCAAACCAGGAGGAACTTTGGTTGAATCCAAACTCCCATCTGTACCAGCGTACTCCTTCTTGACTCTCAAAGTAATTGTCAGAGGGAAACGTCGTAAAATAGCATGTGGATTCGCATACAAATAATGCGCATTCAGATCTTTCTGGTTTGTGGTTGCTAAAACAAGTTCTGGCATACAAACAACATTTCCCTTCTCTTCCAACTTTGCCATGTTGGGAAGAAAGGCTATATTGTTCATGATTTGTAAAATCTCGCTAATCGAAGAATCTTTCAGACTCTTCACAACATTTGGGTTCTCATTTGCCATATCATCCAAGATAATACACCACATAGTGGTTTTAAAATTGGACCAATAATCTTCATGAAAATTCCGAATGTATCGAGAATCATCTCCCCTCTCTAAACCTCTGTGTGAAGCAAAGAAAGAGTGAAGAATCTTCAAAAAGGAAGATTTTCCCATGTTTGGTAGCGAATAAACCAAGAGAGCCAAGGGGGCTGCTCTAGTTTTAGACGCTAACATGCCATTGTGAATTTTGTTCCTCTCAAGTTTGAGAAGATTCAATTCACTCCTGATAACTTTCAGTTCCACGGCTTCAGAAAAAAGTGGTAACATGTCCGTCCCAAGTTTAATGGCATCATCCAAATGTCGCAAGACATCAGTCTGGTTCAAACGTATAGTACCATCAGGAGAATTGAGATTCACAATCTCCATCTTGATTCTAGAACACATTTTGAACCAATCTGTCAGACTTGACTCTGTGTAGAAAAAACTTAAACAACAACCAACCTTCGCTGCTTGAAATCCTTGTTTCAACAAATACACAAAGCTTTTGAGAAGATTATACGCTGCGGAAGCGCCGGGTACAAACTTCTTATTGCTAACGAATCCTTTAATGTTGGAATACATAAAGGAGGAATCGTCGGTAGCAGGAATAAGTTCCAAAAGAAAACAACCTATATATCCGACAAAGTCAGACATTGTTTTGTAAACTTTCGTCTCTCGCAATTGGCCTTCTTGGGTAAACATGTCATGAACCGAGTTCAC